CCGCTAGGTACGGCAATACCTGACCCGTTGGGAGTTTTTACTGTTGCCGCTTGACCACAACCGTTTTTGACGATATAAGTTTTAGTAGCCGCAGGGCATACTACAGAAGCAGCGGAAGAAGGAGCGCCACTAGCAGCAGCAAGGACAAGCATCGCACAACGAGACTCAGAAGTAGTACCATTAGCAGAGGTCAGAGTATGTGAGTTGCTAGACCAAGTGTTTATTGTAGCTAGCCCAGCAATAGCTTGTTCTATCATCGAGGTTATATTTTCGTTTACTACAGTACCCCACGAACCAACAAGTTCTCCTTGTACTGGTAGTGCTAGTTTTAAAATCGAAGTAAATTGAGTTGCCATTTGTTTAACCTCAAGCTATACGTATGATAGCGGTATCTTTGTCTGCTGTAGGGAACGTTACTGTAAACGTGCTATTTACTGTTGTTTTATCTGCACCAAAATCTAGTACTGCAACAGCGTTGTTTCCAGTACCCGATGATCTGTATATAAGTGCGCCACGGGCTGTGATGCTAGAACTACTCCACGAGGCAGTTGCAAAGGTAAGGAACGCTGTTGTGTCAGTAGATGTTGGGCGCGTAGACACTGTTAATGTTTCTCCTCCAGCAGTATACCCTGTACCCGATGCTTCATTGGTATTAACGTATGCGGCGGTAGTGGCACCTAAGTCTGCTGAAGACTTAAACAGCGCAATCTTAAATGTTTGGTTCGTGTTACTGCTAAAGTCCATTTCTCCATCAAGGAGAGAAACTTTAAAAGAAGTACACATTGTTTGAGTTATTGCCATCTAACTAATTCCTTAACTTACTGGAGTTCTAAACTGCCCAGAACGGTATGTATCCTGACGTAGCTTACCATCTCCAAGGTTCTTTAGTAACGAAATAGATAGCAAGTACATTTTTTCGTAGTTGGCTATAACGTCTGGTTCCCCTTTCATAAACCGTATAGCTTCTAATAACGCGCCGTTTAGCAACGCGGAATCAAAGTGTGTGCCTAACCAAGAAGTTGCTGCGGTTACTATAGACTCTGGGTAATACCCATAGGTGTGCTCAATTACGTAGTTAGCGTTAGGGGTTGGAGCAAGTTCTAGTTGAGTTGCAACGCCGTTAGAGGCTAGTCCTTGGTAGGAATAGAACTTAGGAAGTCCCCTATTAGCAGCAGAATCAACGGGGTACGCCTCACGTAAGAAGTTACCATCCTTGTTTAACAAGAACGAATACACGTTATCACCGTCAATTACCGCTATACTATAGGTGTACAAGAAGTTGGTAGGTAGGCTTAACAGTTTAGTTCCATTTGCCAATGGCCCGTCATCTACTTTACGAAGCGCAGGTAGCTGAACCGAACTATATATCTTCTGCTCTGCTTGTTTTGTAAACATAGCAAGTTGATCTGCTGTGAATGTAGTCTCGCAGATGTCTTGGATATTAGCTTTTAGTTCAGTATAGTTCATGGTTTAAGCCATTGGCCCTCTAGCGTACAACCCTTTAGTAGCCGCGCCAGTACCACGTACTTTGACCTTGCCCCCTTTTGAGTAGCCCATCTTAGCCATACCACCGCCAGCCATCATCTTAAAGTCTTCGCCGGAAATCTTGCCGTCTTTGTTTTTGTCTAGTTTTGATTGCTTACCAGTCATGCCACCCATTGAGTAGCTCATCTTATTTTTTACTTTCTTAGGCCGACCTACTTGTGACCCATATGTTCCTTTACCTTGTGGCATGTTAATGCTCCTATGAAATAGTTACTGTTACTTGCCCTACACTGCTAGTCATTACTAGTATGTTTGGTGTTAAGTTATAAGGATCGTTTCCTCCCCCTACAGGGTTCCAACCCCACTGAATGTCTCTACTGCTAGTATTTCCTGAATCTCCTAAACTCTGGTCTGGGCGAGGATCGCGTAATGCTTGTGGATCATCTACAGGAAACTCCCCTAACTTCAACTGGGGATGATCTCCATTCCAACACTCAATACAGGCTTTTATGTGAGTATTCTTGCCCTTTACTACTAAATCTTTTAGTTCTCGTAGTTTGTATTGAAACCCGCATACATCACAGTATGCTATGGCCCGCTTACCAGAAGCGAATCTATTAGCCATTACACATAACCAATACGAGGTACAAACCTAGCAGAAGTCTTTTCTCTATCTTCTCCTGCGGCAAGCTCGAATTGCTCGTCGTATACAGCCTTTAACATTGGTACGCGATCCATCATCTCAGGAAGTTTCATAGCTATATAATAAGCCAAACCCGCCACTAAACAAGGGAAAAATCTAAAGTTCATGTCCGCAGTCTGTACACCACTGCCCGCGTCTTGTATGCGGCGCATACGCCAGTAGTACAATTTATAATCATTGTTGTCTGGTACAGGCCATACGTTAACTAGTGGTGCATCACGTAATCGCTCAATATATAACTGTATGGGCCTACCTTGTGATAACTTGTTAGGGATAGAAGCGTAGGTACTCACACTAACACGATTTATAGTAAGGTCAGTTTGAGTAGCTACGTTACCGCTGCCTGTACGTATCTGGTGTTCTAGTAAGTCTATGGTATCTGCTGGTAAGGGATACTGCGTCTGTCCCTTAACTAAATTAATGGAGCCACTATCTATAGTCCACATGTTGATTCCACGGTTCTGCCACTCAATAGTAAGTAGGTTCATAGAACGTCGAGCGGTGCGTAGATCATACCCAGAACGCATCTCCCGCCCTGCACGTTCAAACGCTTCTTCCGCTATCTCTGTAAACTCCATATTGAACGAAGTAGTGGTTGATGTGGTCATTGCTACTTACTCCGCTTCTTGGCCTTGGTCTTAGCTCTAACGGAAAGTTCATTCATATGGAATAACTTTACACTTGTTTTAGTGTGAGACTTATTAGTATGGAGAGTCCCATCAGCCATTTTATGGCTAGAACCCTTGTGCTCAGTACCGTCTCTTTTGTAGTGCTTTACACCTTTCATAACTTATGCCTCTAAACGTAAAGTGTTTTCTTTCGCCTATTATCCATTACTTGTCCACAGCCTGTAGCTATAGACCGCTTACCTCTAGCAAGCCCACCTCTACGTAACTTAACAGTAGCAGGTTTTGTATTCTTGACTACAGTATTCTTTGAACGTTTCTTCTTCATAGCTGTGGCTGCTCTTTCGCTTTTACTAAGGGATTGCGCTTTTTTCCTAGGTAAACATCTATCTGGGTTCTTTTTGTCTTTAGACGTTCCACATTTACCTTTAATCTCCCCGTCTGTACCAATCCTAACCCAGTCTTGGTCTACCCACTTTTTAAGATCGCCCATTACTTCTTACCCTTTGATCCCTTTGCATAGTTGGGGTCTTTGCAATACTTAGATGCAGCCATGTTCGCGTACGCGGAAGGATATGTATCAAAGGTTCGCTTTGCCCACGATTTGCCTTTGGCACATATCTTCCCGCCGGATTTATAATACCTACGCATTACCGCATCTTACAGGCTTTGCCACCACGAGCTATGCCGTGACCACGAACCTTACCGCCTTTCTTCATCATAGGTACGGAAGCACCGCCGCTCATAGCTTTCTGAGCAGGAGTCATGGGTCTGCGTTTCTTCTTCGTAGCCATCATAGTGGCATTATCCATACCAGCCATACCGCCCATATTCATCTTTTTAACACCTTTCTTATCGGCTTTCTTGGCGTTTGTCATCTCATCAATCTTAGCTTTACTTCTAAAGCCAAGTCCGGGGATAAATAAGTCCTCTCCTATCGTAGGCTTCTTAACCATCCTGCCACCAGAGCCAGTTCGGCCTTTCGTCATCATAGTTCGGCCTTTCGTCATCATAGGATCTGGACGCTTGGTTCCTTTCTCTCCTATCGTAGGCTTTTTAATTACAGGCTTGGTAATTTTAGGCACGCCTTTATCGCTTTGGTTTCTATCATTTAAGAACTTGTTAAGGGTTTTGCCTTTTAGTTCTGTTTTAAATACAGCAGCTTTTTCTTTACCGTCCTTACCTATATAACTCTTAAACCCTGCTTTCTTAGCGGCGGCGGGAGTTTTAAAGTCTCTGAAAGTAGGCTTCTTAGGCATCTCTTGTTGGCTGTCCCCTTTACTAGGCTGTTTAGAAACATTGGTTGCAGTTTTTGTTTGATCACTCTTCTGTTGCATAGTTGCAGCCTTAACCCCTTGCTTGTTGTCCATACGAGCGGCTGATTCTGCTTCTTTTTTGAGGTTTACACCCTTACCAACGGTAGCAGAGTCTTGTGCCATAAAATTAGGCTTTACAGGAGAATTTTTATTTCTCTTGCTTCTAGCTATGCTCTCCGCCATTGCAATATCTTGTCTAGTAGGCTTTTTCTTAGGAGAAACAGGATTTTTATTTTCCATGTATTTCTTAGCTGTATCGGCTTCTCTTTTCTTTTTAGCGGCTCTGCCTGTTGTGTTTGCACCGCTAAAAGCTTTTTTAAATCGGTCAAAAACACTATTGCCTGCCTTTTGGTTTGCTTCTCTTTCTTCCTTACGTTTCTTGTTAGCATCTGTTCTTTGCTTGATTCCTGCCTTTGTCTTTATTCCTTGGGCAGCGCGTCTTGCTTCCTTTCTTTTCTTTGCTTGTTGTTCAGCATAGTTTAAAGCCATGTTACTTCTCCTAACATTTCCAACGCTTACGTGCTTGACGTAGCCTTGAATTGGGGTTTTTAGCAGCTTTTGGGAACCGCTTCATTTGTCCTGCTGAACGCGCACAATACGACTTACGTCTAGCAGCTCTTTTGCCTTTCGGCTTACTCTCTGTAACGGCTGTCTTTAAGTTAGAGCCGGGATTATTACGCTTGTACTTAGCTACACCTTTGGCGGTCATGCCCGCGCCAGACTTAGTAGGGCGTTTATCGCCACTACTAATGGACATACCTTTCATGCCCGTGTCTTTGCGAACCGTACCGCCTTTTTTGTAGTCTTTACGCATAGAACAAAGTTATAGAAGACATGTTTACAGGAGAATAATCTACATATCCCCCATCCTTAAACAGTATCCCATCGTCAGGTATGTCAGGATATTCAGAGCTAGTAGCAGAGCCTACTGTAGCAAACTGCATACGAACACGGCCTGTAGGGCTAGTCTCTCTAAATGTAATAATACCTGCGGTACCTGTATTAACAGCATACAAACCCTGTAATCGTAATCTACCACCAAATATAGGGGCTGCTACACTGTTAGAAGTACCTGCACTTACATTTCCCGCAGGATCGCCTACTGCTGTAATAGAGGTAATAGAAGTCCAATACCCAACACTAGTAGATGCACTAGCATTAGCACCTACGAGACTTTCTGTAGCCGCATTTCCTAGCTGGTCTAGCCCAACAATAGTAAAGGAAATAGCGTCATCATCCCCAGCGGAGGTGATAGTAATCTTTCTAGCAGCATCCGTAACATAGGGACTAGCGGTCAAAGTGAGCGCAGCATTGTTGCCTACCCCCGCAGCGATGGATATAGCCGCTGCACTCGCTACTGCCGCAGAAATAAATGTCGATTGAATGTCAGAAGAAAAAGACATAATCTACTCCTTACGGTTGGATTGTAGTGTTAAACGCCTGTGCATACATTACAGTAATACGGACAGACCCTGCGTTAGTAGCCGCTGAACCCGTTATATTAAGACGTAAGTCTGAAGTGCCTGTGTTGCCCCACGCTAAAGTTCCACCACCAGAAACACCAAGTGGTTTAATGCCAACAGTAGTACCTGATGCCAATGCGTTTATAAACGTATTAGCTCCACCACCAACCTGACCAACACTAATGTTTGTTGTTGTGTTTGCGGCAGTAGTCATGTCAACAATAATGTTAACAATTTTGGAATTTGCGGGGATTACTATGTTTGTTGCAGCGGCGGCAACTGCGCCACCCGCAAGGGTTTGCGATGCGTCTTGACACGTAACTACGTAGCCTACGTTAGCAACGTCAGTGCCTACAGTTGTGCCTATAGTGTTTCGGATGTTACCAGCGCGGATAGGGCCGGAAAAAGTTGTATTAGCCATTATAGAGTTCTCACATGTGAGTTAAGGAGAATCTGTCTACATGTCGTCAGTCGGGTCTGTCAGATTCACCGGATTGTTTCCCGATATAATAGAACATATCACAGTGTATAGCTTTTCGTCAACAATAAAAAAGGGGGCCGAAGCCCCCTTAGTACAACGTGTTACTACGCGATTAAGCGCCGGGGGAACCGTAGATACCTAGTGGATCAGATACACCGAACGAGTAACGCTCACGAGCCTTATAACGGCTGTTACCAGTGTCGAAGTCCGCGTCCATAGAAGTAGCCATTGGGCTACGAACGAAGTGCTTCAAACCATTAGGTACGTCAGTCATCATAAACCATGCATCAGTATCAGTCAGGTAATGGTTAATTGCATAACCCTGTGGAACGGCACCATTGCTCATAATAGCGTTAATGTCGTTGTCCGCAGTTCCTACGCGGCCTTCAGTCTCAAGCAAACGAGTTGCAACAAACTGTAAGGAAGGTGGGATAACTAGCTTCTTAGGCTTGGCCGCGATCAAAAGACCACGCTCATCGGTGTAGCCAGCAATCTGAATGATAGCTGCTTCCAAAGAAGTTTCGTTAAGGTCGGCTGCAACCGCAGGACGATTAGAGTTAACACCGCCGTTAACCAGTGGGTGAGCAGCAGAACAAAGTACTTGTCCGTCGCCGTAAGTAGTGCCAGCAGCAAAAGCGTTGTTAAGAATATCAGCGCCTTTAACTTGCTTAGTGTAAGCCATTCCACGAGCTAGTGCTTTGGTGTAACGAGATGACAGAGAGTCATACAAGTTATCTTCAATCGCTTCTTCAGTGATTGCAAAGCCCATAGCAACAGTTTCATGCGTGTAGCGTGCAGTGAAAGCTTCTTGCGCGTTGTCATACTCGATTGATGAACCTTCACGCTTGACAGGTGCAGAACCGAAGCCTGACAGCTTGGTTTCTTCTTCAAAAGAACGATCAGAGGTTTCAGTCTCAAAAATCTCTTTATGCTCTTCGCCGTATTTCGCGTACTCTAGGCCAAACAATGCGTTTAGTCCGGGGAGTAGCTCTTTTAGTAATTGACTTCTTGAAATAGCCATCTAGTTATTCTCCTATAATTCCGGTACCAAACTGGTGGTACGGTAGGTTAAATTTAACCAAGACATCAGTCCTAGCGTCGCCAATGGTAGAACCAGTTTTAGTTACAAAACCGATTACTTTAAAAGCTCTAGATGCAGTCGCAGTAGTAGCGTCGAGTGCAATGTTAGACTTACCAGTAGCAGTGTTTACAGAAGTAGTAGCATTCTGTGCGCCAGTCAAAGGAGCATTGTGACCAAGAGCAGTCTGAGCAATAGCGCCATCAGCTTGTACTTGGAAAGTTACGCCAGAATCGACTATAACATAAGCAGTAGCGTTAGCAGTGCCTGAAGGGTAAAACTGAGCAAATATCAATTGGCCTTCAGCATTGATGTATTCACAACCAACAAACACGCCTAGTGCGCCGATAGCGTTACCACCAAGGTTGTTATTAGTTGCGTCTGCGCCAGTGCCAGAAGCTAGTTGAACATAACCTGCATTGATCTCTACAAGAGAACCGTAGCCAATATTTTGCGCTACGCCAGCAGGAGTAATAAGAAAAGCGTCACGAGCACCCGTATAAGGGGTACCGTCAGCTTTACGTACGGGAACAAACCCGTAAGGAGCGGCTGTAGTTGCCATTTTATTTCACCTATAAAAAATTTAGTTTAAGTTCCCTTACCGAAGGTAACTTTCGATTTCCGCTCATTAAATAGCGGCATACGTGGATCATTTTCTCGCATGAAGCTGTTATCAACTGACTGCATTTGCGCCTTACTTTGAGACTCATAGTACTCATTTCGTTCTTCAGCCAGTTCTTTTGGAGCCTTACACAGCATTAGTCCTCCAATTACTACGTTATCTTTAAACCGTTCCTGTTCAATAGTAACCATAGTTATTTCGGGATGATCCGATGCTTTTACTGGTTCCCACCCTTCACGCAATTTAGACGAGAGATTTGTGGCATCCACATTACCTTGCGTGCTTACACGAATCCAACGAAATGCATAGCCGTGCTCGTCATTCGGCGAAGGTAAAACCTCCGGCTTCTTCCAAGCTTTTTTACGGGCCGTTTTCTCACGGGTTACGTTCTCACGATTAATTCTGTTATCAGCCATTATATTTTCCTCATCTCTTCAGCAACCTTTTTGGCGTATAGTTCCAATGGAACCCCAAGTTTTTTAGCGATAGCTACCTGTGTTTGCGTTAATCGCACCTTCTTAGGTGCTGTGCTCCGCGTAGCGGGGGCAACCACATTTGACCTTCGTTTAGACCCAGTCTCCTCTGCTTCCCCTTCAAAATTGTTAGGGAACAGCTTCTGCATACGAGAATTTATAGTCTCGTAGTATTCGTCACTAGAAGGATCTATACCTTCTTCTGTAACAAGTTTCTCATGTAACCCCATAGCGTAACCAGTCATTTCTTTGTCATCACCAAACCAAGGGTTTTCTTTGGCCCAGTTTGATGCTTTTTCATCTACTTCTGGCTGTTGAGTTACATTTCGTTGAGGTATTTGTACCTCATCGTCTTGCGTTTGTAAAGAAGAGGGTTGGAAATTCTCAAGTTTGTCTGCTTTTATACCCGCAACATTCATTTTTTCTTGGGCTTCAAGCAGTTTATCAGCATCGCCAGCTTCATAGGCTTGTTTATAAGAACGTTTTGCTAACAACATTTCGCCAGCAGCAGTTCTTTTAGCCTGTTCTAGTAACACTTCTTGATTTTTATCAACCGTACCTTTTAACTTGTTATTTTCTTCAACAAGATTTTTAGCAAAACTCTCTAATTCTTGGCTTTGGCGTTGGGACGCTTCTTTGGCGCGTCTTTCGTCGTGGTAGCCTTTGCTGAAATGTTTGATTCGGTTACGAACTTTTTCAGAGTAATCTTCCAACTCTTCATCTGTAACCTCATTTGGAGGAGAAGAAGGTTTACGGTTACGGTCAGACTTCGGTACATCGTCAACAATCTCAACTTCATATTCATTTTCTTTTTCCTTATAGTCTTTTTCTTCTTTTTTACCAGATAGGTCTATTTCTACCGCTTCACTGGACTCTATTTCTATATCGTTACTACTTTCCTCGTCATCAGGAAAATTAAACTCAACTTTTTGAAAAGCCATTTGCTACTCCTTACACTCGTGTTACGCCACGAGGATCGCTTACTACCGCTTCAATTGAGTCATCGTTCATTAAACGATACTCAACCCCATTTACTTTAAACCGTGTACCTGTGTTCATACGAAACATTACATAGTCTCCTTGCTTACACCAAGGGCCAGTAGGGAAACGGTCTTCATCTGAATAGGCTTGTTTGCCCATATCCAGTACAAGTCCAATAGTAGACATAACCGTATCTAACTGAACTTCTCTGTTAGATTTAATAATCCCACTATCGCCGTACGTGTCTTCTACTTCTGGCATGGCTATTAATACTCTATAGCCTACGGGAGTCGGTAGTTGAT